TAAGCAAAGTGAGTCTTCCTAAGGCTGAAAGCCAAAGTATCAACTCACTTAGAAAAATTACTTCGTTCCTTTCTCGGAGCCGCCGTATCTATCATAAGCCCTAAAGTCAAACACTACTGTGCTTTAGGATGCAACCAACTGTCAAAGGTTTGTAGTCCTCCGTCGTATCTTCCGCCTCGTTGCTTAGTGCCGGCGTTGTGCTTTGTACGATTCCCCCAGTAACACCTCAAAATCAAATCGCTGTAAAGCCTTTAAAGGCGTGTCTTTTAATCCCGTCCAATTTGATTTAACCTAAAAAATTCTATCAAAATTAACCCTCAAATTAATCCTTAGATAGACTTTTTCTAGTATTTCTACCAGCAAACCTAATACTAGAAAATTTTAAATGCAAATTTTTTTAAAAAAAAACTATTTATAAACATATAACTCCCTCATGTCCATACAGAAGAATATTAACGATTTATTAGACAAAAGCTTCGAAAATAATCATTATTTGCCAAAAAAATTACTTTTAGAGGATATTGACCAAGGGGTTGTAGATTATATTAATTCCTTAAATATTTCAGTAACAGATAGTAATGATAATCTTACTTCGGTTCCATTAATTTTTTTAAATCAAGAAAGATGGGCTGAATTTAAGACTAATTTTCAATCTCTTAAAGATGAAAGTGGTGAAGAATTAAGTATGCCATTTATGGCAATTAGAAGAATTTCTGTTAAGCCGGGTGAAAATCCTTTTAAAAGAACAATTCCTAAAAAGAAAAAATTTGTTTTTGTTAAAGTTCCAACTTTTAACGGAACCTTAAAAGGTGTTGATATTTATAAAATTCCTCAACCTCCTCGTGTAGATGTACAATATGAACTACGTTTTGTGACTCATTATTTACAAGATACAAACACTTCTTATGAAAGAATGATAATGGACGGATTCTCTGATGGTCAAGGATATATGAATATAAATGGTTATCATATACCACTTACATTATCACAACCAAGTGAAGATAATTCTGTCGATGATATATCAGCTGATAGAAAGTTCCAAATCATATTTCCAATGAATGTTTTTGGGAAATTAGTTGACCCAATAAATTTCGAAAGAGTTCCTACTATAACTAAAATAAAAATAGACATTCGCGAGCTATGAGTTTTATAAATTCCTACCTATTTATTGGAAATAAAATTGGACAAGGAATGAGTAATGTTCGCGAATGTACAAGAATAAACCTCAAACTAACACAATTATAAAAAAAGAGAATAATAAATGGCAACAGTTTTCGTATCACCAGGCGTTTACACAAGAGAGCAAGACTTTTCCGTATTCGCGTCACAAATAGGAATTACAAGATTGGGCTTGGTAGGTCAAACTACAAAAGGTCCAGCTTTCGAACCTATTAAAATTTCTAGCACGGATGAATATTTGGCAAGATTTGGTACAACTGATACCAGATTAGAATTGCCTTATGTCGCAAATTCATTTTTGCAACAATCACAAGAATTAACTGTAACAAGAGTTCTTGGTTTGGAAGGATTCACTAATTCAGGTGCTTGGTTAATTACGGCGAGCGGTGGTACTAATTCAGGTGCTACACTTGCAGTTATTAGAAGCAAATCAGCTGATGAGGGTCTTACTTTTATAACTAGTAGTGCTAATGCTGTTAAAATTGGTGCTTATACTACAACGCTTGCTCCGTTTGTATTAAGTGGAACTACCGGTCCTTTAACTGCACTTACTTCAAGTGCTGTTACTGTATCCCTTGATGAAACTCGTGATGACTATATTGTAAAAGTTTTCGGAAAAGACCCTAAAAAATATTCTAATGACTACGGTCTTTATGTAGAAAGTATTTATCCTCACTTCATTCGTGAAGCTGCCGGTAGAGGACATATTTTAAATGTTGCTTCTGCAATTACTTATACAACAGATGCAGCATATACAGATTATGCTGAACAATATCAAACTCCAGTAACACCCTATGTGGTTTCTAAAGTTGCCGGTGGTATCGTTCAGGAATTATTTTACTTCACTTCAATTTCTGATGGTGATTCTGCAAATAGAGAAATTAAGATTTCAATAACAAATATTGATGATGTTACAAAAACATTTGATGTTATTGTTAGAGATTTTAATGATACAGATGCTTCAATTGTAACTCTTGAAAGATTTAGAAATTGTACTTTGGATTCTACTCAACCAAACTATATTGCAAAAGCAATTGGTACTTTGGATGAAGAATATCCAAGAAGATCTAATTATATCTCTTTAACACTTGCAACAAATCATCCAGAAAATACAGTTCCTGGTGGTTTTAAAGGTTATACTTTAAGAAATGCCGGAATTGCAAATGTTTCAAATCCTGATATTTATTACAAAACAACTTATTTTACAGGAGATTCTACTTTTAAAACTTATCTTGGGGTTTCTGAACTTGGTTATACCGGTCTTACTTCAACTCAAGTTTCAATTAGCAGATCTGTTCAAACTCTTGAATCTGATTTGTTTGCTTATATTGGTGCAATTCCTTCCGGAACAACTACAATTAAAGGATTTCACTTAGAAAATACAGCTCCTACATCTTCTTATGTTGTTGGTGCTTATAATTCTATTAGTGGTTACACAAAAGCTGAACGTAAATTCACTCTTGTTCCTGCTGGTGGTTTTGATGGTTGGAATAAATTCAGATATCCTGATTTTACTTCTGCTGCAATTGATGCAAATAATGTTGTAGCTATTAAAGATGCTATTGATACAATGTCAAATCCAGAAGAGGTTGATATTAATTTATTTGCTCTTCCTGGATGTAATTATGATGATCAAGAAGGTGTTGTAAAATACGCTTTATCAATGGTTGAAAATAGAGCTGATTCGCTTTATATTATTGATTCTCCTCGTTTAACTGAGGGTACAGTAAAAGGTACGGCATCAGAAGCAGTTTCTACTCTTCAAGATACTGGTATTGATTCTAATTATGCAGCAACATATTGGCCTTGGTTGCAAATTAACGACCAAAATTACAATAAGTTTGTTTACATTTCTCCAACCGCTGAGGTTGTTAGAGCAATTGCATTAACAGATAATGTTGCATATCCTTGGTTCGCTCCTGCCGGTTATATCCGTGGTATTGTTTCTAATATGGTTGAAAAGGCGGATATTAAAGTTAGTCAAGATTCTCGTGATGCTTTATATTCTGACAGAATTAACCCAATTATTACATCAACTGCACAAGGTATTGCTATTTTTGGACAAAAAACACTTCAACAAAAACAATCTGCACTTGATCGTGTAAATGTTAGAAGATTGTTATTGCAAGTTAGAAGATTGATTGCGGCTGCTTCTCAAACATTATTGTTTGAACAAAACGATGCAACCGTAAGAGATCAGTTCTTACAAAAAGTTGAACCAATTTTGTTACAAATTCAAAACCAAAGAGGTCTTACAGCGTTTAGAGTTGTACTTGACAGCAGTCCTTCTGCTGACCCAAATACTTTAACAGGTAAAATCCAACTTAAACCAACTCCTACTTTAGAGTTTATCGATTTAACCTTCCAGGTATTACCTCAAGGAGCTAATTTCGAAGATTTCTAAATAAAAACCCAAAATAAAGAGAGGGGTACAGAAATGTACCCCTTTTTTATTTGACTTATTACAAGTAACCAGATAGTTTTATAATGTTGAAATTACAAGAAATATATTTAATTCGATTAGGTCAAACTGAACTTTATAAAATAGGAGTATCAAAAAATTCTAAAAAGAGAATAAAACAACTTCAGACTGGTTGTCCTTATCAATTAACAATCGCTAATGTTTATAAAACAGTTCAGCCTTATAAAATAGAGAGTATTTTACATTCTGGATTTGTGGCTAAAAAATTTTCTCCAACTTTTTTAGAGGATTTTGATATGCTAAAAGGTGAATGGTTTACATTAACACTTCAAGATGTGTTGGATTTTACTAATAGATGTGAGCAAATAGAAAAAAATATTCAACTACTTAAAGAAGCTGGTAATCCATTTGTATAATGATTATAGAACTTCATCAAGATAGAAAAGTTATTTTTGAAAAATATAGTCTTGAAATGTCATTAACTAATGAGTTAATATCAAATATAGAAGGATGTTTTGTTAAAGAATACGGAGAATACTGTCGTGTATATTTTAAAGATAATATAGCTTTATTTGAAGAAAATTATTTATGTGGCGATGCTGCTTTTTATATACATGGTGATATTTGGAATAATATACAAAATAAATTAAATCTTTATTTTAAAGATACTCAGTTGTTTATTGCTAATATTTTACGAGAGTATTTTCCAGTTAATATATATCAGGTAAGCCCAAAAGGGATAAGGTATTATTAAATTTTTTAAGTTTTATTTTTTTCTTTCATAGAAAGATGCTGGTTTTTTTTTTAGGTGTATTTATAAGAAAATTAAAACAAATACACCATGGGAGTAGTAATGTTTCGTCCTTCGCCAATTGAGCAGGAACCAAAAAGAAAAAATAGATTCTATCTTGAATTTCCAACAGAATTAGGATTTGAATCATACTTAGTACAAACAGCAACCAAGCCAAAAATTGAAATTGGTTCAACTGAAATACCATTTATGAATACCAGTACATGGGTTGCCGGTCGTTACAAGTGGGGTACTATGGACATTGAATTTATCGATGTAATAGGTCCTTCAACAACTCAAAAAGTTATGGAATGGGTTCGTCTTCATGCTGAATCTGCTACCGGAAAGATGGGTTATGCAGTAGGTTATAAGAAAAACCTTGTTCTAAAAGCTTTAGACCCTGTTGGTGTTGATGTTGAGAAATGGACATTGGTTGGTTGTCAAATTACTTCTGCTGATTTTGATTCATTTGATTATGGTTCAGATGATGTTATGAAGTGTAAGATAACTATTCAGCCGGATAGATGTTTACAAGCTTAATAATACTATAAAATCTATATAAGAGAGACTGAATAACACAGTCTCTCTTTTTTTTGAAACCTATTTAT